ATGCAAGCNGTAATCTATTCAAACGGTAGTCAAGAGTGTGAGCGTATCGCAGCACTACTTAAGTCAATGGGTGGAGAGTTTCATGAGTACAATCTCAACGAACACTTTTCTCAAAGGGCATTTGAAGCAGAGTTTGGACCTGAGGCTACATATCCTCAGGTTGCCATTGGTGCCAAACATCTTGGTAACATGCATGACACTCTACATTATATGAAAGATGCTGGGATGCTTGTATGACATAAATATGAATGTGTGGAAATCGTCATGAAATATACCCTATCACAAACTTACTGTTTTTATATGGGGTCAGTTGTACGAATGTATTTTATACAGGGTGTACCCTATACATTCGATGAACTACCTCTTTTGGTTCAAGATCACCCTGGTGTCCAAGCTGAGGCACTAGAGGGTCGTGACTGGGATGACGAAGATCTTTACAGATGGTCTTCATATCTCATGGCTGAAGAATGTCATCCACTTGTTTTTGACGTTCAACTAGATAATCCTGCCCTATTACCACAAGATGATTGACACTCTTAATGAATGGTTGACTGGTAAATTTGAGAATAAAATACAAGCATTTTCAAATCCATCAAAGTATGCTATGATTAGGGTGACTCACATTCCTATTTGGGAAGGTGGGTGGTTCTATGGAGAACAAGCATATACATATCAAGCAAACAAACCGTATAGGCAGTTTGTTTTACATCCAGAGCAAGATGGAAGTACCTTTAAAATCTTAAATTACGAAATTGAAGGTAAAAAACAATTTGTTAACGGTAAAAACCTTGACAAATTGAGTAAAGATATGATATTATTGAAAGATGGTTGTACAGTCAACCTCACATTTACTGAAAATGCTTTTACTGGTGGATTGACAGGATGTGATTGTCATGTAAAATGGAATGGATGTGATACGTATCTCCAAAATGAGATCGAGTTAACATCAAAACATTATTATGTGAAAGATCTTGGATTTTGCCAGAACGATCACCATCAAATATGGGGATCAAAGTACGGCAGATTTGAATTCAAGAAAATTTAGGGGAGTATAAAAGATCTCCAGGTAGAAGGAGCGCCCCTTACAAGTCGATATGGCGGAATTGGTAGACGCGCTAGGTTTAGGTTCTAGTGTCTTATGACGTGGAGGTTCAAGTCCTCTTATCGACATTTTAGAGGTAATATGATTACTGTTTATGATGACTGGTTACAACCAGAATTACAAAATATACTAAAAAATACTTTTTTGTCAAGTAACTTACCTTGGTACTTGCCATCAACTAAGTGGAGTACGGTAGTTCCAGAAGTTGTTGATAAGTTTAAAGATGATGATAGAGTTATAAACTCATCGATGATGGTTCATCCTGTTATTATACGAGGATATGAACAGCATACAGGCGGACATGAAGCATTGTTAATGTACTTTATTAGGTCTTTTTTTCAAATAATATCAGATACTGATATATGTGTTAATATACACCGAATGAAAGCAAATTTACAGCATAAACAACTGTGTAGTAAACCTATATTTTTTAATCCGCCACATATTGATCACGTGGAAGATATTCCCAAAGATCATTTTGCTGCTGTTTGTTTGTATTATATTGACGATTCTGATGGGGATACATTTTTCTTTGATAACGAGTGGGATATTATACAAAGAGTAACTCCAAAAGCAGGTAGAATGGTGNTATTTGAGAACGAAGTTTATCATGCTTCGTCTCCACCCCAAAAAAATGATGGNAGAATAGTTTTAAACACGAATATATTTCTTCCAAACGAGGCAAGATGCCTTGTATAAATACATTGAAGAAGAAGAACAACCCAGGGTTTAGCTAATTATGGCTCTAACAAGACTTGATAATCTGTACTCAAGTAAGACTGGTAAGTACCTATACGTATCACCAGACGACTTTAACGCTACCGACGAACTAGACAATAGAGGTAATAGTCCTCTACGTCCTTTTAAGACTATTCAAAGAGCCTTTATTGAGGTTGCACGATATTCTTTCTTGCCTGCTTCTGGTGGGGAAAGCGTTCCTGATAGGTTTGACCAGTTCAGCATTATGCTGATGCCTGGTGACCACTACATTGATAACCGTCCTGGTCTTGTAGAACTATATTCTGGTGATAATCAGCGTTATTTTGATTCTAAGAATCTAATTACTGCTAACCGTGAAGAGATTATTGATCGTTCCTTTGGTCAAATTGTTGTCGATTATGATGAAGCTGCTTGGGGTACAGATTGGGTAGTTCCTGGTGATGTTGTTCTTCCTAATGGATCACCTGACCCTCTACGTAGAGGACAATCTGCTTATCGTTTGATTCAGAAGAACAGAGACTTCATCCAAGCGAGAGCAACTGGTCAAACTGCTATTGACTATCCTGATTTTTACTTCCCTGACGAACCACAGACTGATTCTTCTAGTCGATTTGCTACTGCTTATCGTCTGATCAACAAAAACAAGGCAGACATCCAGGAACTAACATGGTTGCATAGTCTTGCCGAGTATCCTAATATTAACACTACTGAGACTAAGTGTAAGAGAGATATTGGTTGGTACATTGAGTATCTAACCCTTGACCTATTCTACGGTGGTAATCAGTACACTAGAGAGTTTATTGAACTCTATTTTGATGCTGTTGGTGCTCAGATTGCTAATGGTCTAGCAGGCGAAGAGACAGAATCTCTGTTTGCTTTTGCTACTGCTACTGCCCTGATGAAGGCAGCAATGACTAACCAGACTAGCGTAACGCTTGCTGGCACTACACCTGTAACCTATGACCTAAGTGCTTGGTTCCAAGATTTAACTCGTACTGCTGACCCTGCTACTGGTTCTAACACTGATCCTACTTCTTGTGCTAACGTACAAACAGCACTTGACACCCTAACAACTATCGTTAGTGACGTATTTACCGCTGGTAACCTTAATGGTCTACCTGTTTTAAACGTTGGTACTGCTAATGATGGTAAACTCAAGTGTAAGCGTGACGTTGGATTCTTTATTGATGCTATCGCTCTCGACGTTTCTCTTGGTGGTGGTAACAAGTACACCAGAAAGTATGTTCAGAACTACTTCAACGTTGGTGGTACTTCCTGGGTTGATGATGGTCTTCAAGGTGAAGAAACTCAGTCGATTGTTGCTTTCAACAAAGCAAGAGACCTCATGCAGGAGGCAATCAGCAATCAACTAGGACAGAAAGATCTAACTATTACCCATGCTCCTGAGGGTAGCGGATCTGGTATTGCTTATGATCCTGCTTCTTGCTCAGGTATTAAGACTACTATTGCTACTCTTGCTGCTATTCCTGTTACATACTTTACTCAAGGTAGTCTTGATAATTTTGTAGCAGAAACTGTTACTACAGTCGGTCCTGGTGAAACTAAGTGTAAGCGTGACATTGGTCTAATTATTGATGCTGTTGCTGCTGACCTCGGTAACGGTGGTAATGGTAGCATTATTGCTGCTTCTAAGTCTTACTTTGATAAGAATGGTCTTCCTATTTCTAATGGTTTGTATGGTGAAGAATCTCAGTCTGTAATTGCTTTCAATGCCGCTGCTACATGGATGAAAGCAGCAGTTACTAACCAACTATATGAAAAAGATCTAACTATTCTTCCTGGTCCTGCTTCATACTCTGGTTATGAAACTAATGAACCCATTGTTCCTAATCTACCATCGGGTAATTCTGCTGCTTGTGTAGATGTTCAAGCAAGTATTGACACCCTGATCGGTATTATTAGCACTGTTGTTACTGATGGTGACCTTGATAGTCTTCAAAATGTCCAGGTTACTGGTGATATTCCTGTATTCAACTACAATAAGGCGCTCCAAGAGTGGCAGGACAATAGTATCCTAGACCTTAGTAATCCCGACAATGTTCTCTACAAGTTTAATGCGGCTTCTGGTGGTGCTATTGTTCCTAGAGGTTGTTCTCTCATTGGTTATGACCTTCGCCGTACCGTCGTTCGTCCTCTATACGTTCCTGATCCCGCTGACCCATCAACAGAAAGAACGTCAATCTTCAATCTAACTGGTGGTTGTTATATTTGGCAGTTTACCATTAAAGATGGTGACCTATCAACCAACTCACCTCTATATGATAACGCTGCTAAAGTAGGTAAGGTATACTTCCAGAAAGGCAATAATTCACAACTTGCTATTCCTGAGTATTCTCACCATAAGATCTGTATCATGACTTATGCTGATACAGATGATCTACAACTGTATTACGACAAAGTTGCTACAGCATTTGCTCTGTTCCAACCAACAATTGATGACGGAGATTTCCTCGCTCTACCACAGGAAAACCGTATTGTTGGACCTCTATCTGATACTAGAAGTATTATTAACCTTAGATTGGTTGAGCAAAGTGCTTCTGGCAAGACTGTAATTGAAGCAACAACTAAGGTTGCTCACGGATACTTTAAAGAACAGTACATTGCTATCATTGAAACTGGACTTAACGATGCCTTGAATGGTACGTTTAAGATCACTGCTATCGATGAAGAAAACCCCAAACTGTTCCGTTATGAGGTAGATGTTACTCCTCAACAGTTGGGTCTAGATATTAACTCGGTTGGTTATACTACACCTGATCTAAGTCTTGCTGCTAGAGCACAGGCAGAAATTGATTCGGTTGAGTCTGCTTCTCCTTATGTCTTTAACTGTTCCATCAGATCCACCTGGGGTCAGTGTGGTATGTGGGCAGACGGTTCCAAGGCGACTGGATTCAAGTCAATGGTCGTAGCTCAATATACTGGGGTGAGCCTTCAAAAAGATGATAGAGCATTCATCCGTTATGATGAGTTTAGTAACACCTGGAATCAGGCGTCACTAACTGATGCTTTCGCTACCACTGCTTATCACACCAAGGGTGATGCTTACTGGAAAGATGACTGGAGAAACTTCCACATCCGTGCTTCGGATGACTCTTTCGTTCAGTGTGTCTCGGTCTTCGCTGTTGGTTTCTTCGATCACTTCCTAATGGAAAGTGGTGGCGATATGTCCATCACGAACTCGAACTCTAACTTTGGTAATACATCACTTCACTCTATTGGTTTCAAAGGATTCTCTTTCAACCAAGATAAGGGTGGTTACATTACTGACATCGTTCCTGTTAAGAAGGTTGATACTAGTGCTTTCAACGAAGAAGATCTTAAGTATTATCCTCTATCTAATCAGGCAACTAAAGTCAATGGTAACCAGACCAGACTGTACTACTCTGGTGATGATGTATATTCTCCATTCATCAAACCTGCTACCTCTATTGAAGGTTACAGACTCGGTGCTCTAACTAATGATAAGTTATTCCTAAAACTTCCAAAATTAGGAGGTGGTAATGCCATCTTCCAGTCTACTGTTAGCCCTTCTGGTTTTAGACAGTATACTGCTTCTCTGGATACACTCAATCCAGATGGTGTCAACATTAATAACAATGCTCAGGATGCTTCTAACCTTATTGAAACGAACAAAGAGTTCATTCAAAGAGAAGCATACAACTACATCATCACTCGTTATCCTGCTCTACAGCAGAATACTAACATCACTATTTCTAAGTGTGAAAGAGACATCGGTTATATTGTTGATGCTGTTATTCAAGACTTGAGAATTGGTGGCAACATCAATACAATTCAGGCAGCAGAAGGTTACTACGTTGGTGGTACACTTTCATACATTGATGGTGAGTTTAACGAATCGATCGAAGCATACGAGTACGTTAAGAATCTCACTATTGCTACGATGAGGAATTTTGATTATCTAATCAAGAATCCTACAATCACCACTGGTTCTCCTATTATTAACGTTGGTAGCACCGCTGGCCTGCTAGTTGGTATGACAGTTAATCAGTATAATTATACTGACGTTGCCAATGGAGATGATGCTGCCACTGCTAATTTCTATAATGGTAGGTTAACTGATGTTGCTATTGCTCAGAATGTCCTAATTCCTAATAACTCTTACGTTAGACGTGTTATTGACTCGGAAAGAATTGAGATTGGTAATTCCCAACCTGTTCTAACTACAGATGCTCAAGGAAATCTTAGTGCTGCTTTTGGTAACGCTGTTGTTGCTAATGCTCCTGGTTCTGCTAGTGGCGCTTATCTTTACTTCGAGTTCCCTAAGACAGCATCTGGTTTAGATAGCGAAGATGTTCTCACTGGTGGTTACAGTGACATCAATCCTGTAAGAGATAGCACGGTACTTCAAGATACTAGTGTTTGGGATGCTGCTGATAAAGGTTATCCTGAGTGTAATGATATTCTTTCGCTAATTGAAGGTTACTTCAGTGAGTTCTTCCTAATCCTCAACAATGGTTTGACACCTCTTGGTGGTACTGAAGTTGATGCTCATAATCTAATCCTTGGTAACAAGACTCTAATTGCTACTGAAGCAGTTGAGAGAATGCTCCTTGATCCTGCTAACTCTGGATTTACAATTCCTGGTGGTAATCAAGAATGTATTGATGACGTTGAGTTGTTCCTAGAAGCAATTGCTTACAACATCAAGTACGGCGGAAATAGTAAAGTTTATGATGGTGCTCTACTTTATATCCAGCAACCTGGATTAATTAACGGTGAAAGAGACGAGTCTGTACAAGTTTACCTTGAGATGAGAGATCTAGCGATCTCAGCAATGAAGAACCAACCCATCACGATTCAAGGTTCTCATGGTCTAACTCAGTTCATCGACAACAATGTCTTGGGTGATACTTCTAGTCAAGCTGGAGTCTATGATTTTGCTAACGATTGTGCTGATATTGCTAGCTCCATCACCGTTTTTGGTGCTCTAATTACTCAAGCAATTGGAACAGATGCTGCTCCTGGTAACCTAACAAGTATCACCAGAACTGAACCTTCTTTCAACGTTGCTACTAGAGTTGAACCAGTTGTAGATACTGCTAACCTTGCTTCCCGTGCTACTCTATTCACCATTAATACTGGTGGTTCAACATCAGATCCTCACCTATTTGAAACTGGAACTCCTATCAGATTGGTTCCTAAGGTTAGATCTGGTGTTGATGCTGCCACTGTAGATAAGCGTGTTATTAGACTTCCTAAAGGATTCAATACAAACACCATTTACTACGTAATTGCTCCTGGTAGAACTACTGAACCAGAAGATTACTCCGATAGCGTAATTTATCCTAACGTTTTTGAAAGAACCAACACAACTAAGTTGATGTTGGCAACTACCAAGGAAAATGCTGCCGCTGGTATTTACATGTATTCACCAGAGACTGACTCTGTTGATTATGATGTAGAGATAGCACTTAATCAGTTTGTGCTTGATGAGTCATACAATCTCCATCAGTACATCTGTAACTTCCCAACTGGATTAACTGATCTTATCCAAACTGATGTTCCTCACATCTTCGATGTTCCTGGAACTATTGATGTTGTTCACGAAGTATTCTTCAGAACATTTGGTTCCAACTCAACTCTTCCACAGATTACTATTGGTGGTATTACTTCTGAAGTAGATACTAGCAAGTATTACTATGTGAGATTTGTCACTCCTAAGACATTTGCTGTCTTCAACACTAAGGCAGAAGCAATTGCTGGTTCACCTAGAATCACGTTTGCTCCTAACTTTGGTGCTAACTTCTATACTTTTGCCAACAAACGTGTCTCTCCTGTTAAGTTTGACCCAACTAGAGATGACTCTGCTCTAATTGCTGATCAGCAAGAAACAACTACAGGTCAGTGGTACATCAATACCACCGACGATTATGATCCTGCTATAAACATTCAAGCAAGAATGAATGAGATTGGTCAAGATCTCAAGGATGCTCGTTCTAAGAATACCTCATTCAAGCGTCTTAGTGACGAAAGAACTGCTCAGGATAGAATCTATCGTTTACGTTATGTCATTCCTAAGTATGCTGATGGTGTACGTGATCCTCTCAACGGATTTGTTATCAAGGCAAGAACTGACGAAACTAGAAAACTTCTACCACAAAGAATTCTACTTAAGCCTACTGCTTCAGGTCTTTCTGACGTTGCTCTGTTTGAAACACAGATTCAACTAACTGCTGGCGGTACTTTGGCACAGCAATTGGGTCTTCCTTCTGCTTCTCTTGATCCTAACTTTGCTTATGATCCATATCTAAGTTCTCAGGTCAAGAAAGTTGCTTCTGATAGAGTTGCTTCTAAAACTTCCTTCAGTATTCAATCTGCTCGCCAGGTTGATGTAAGTGGAACTAACTATCTAGAACTAACTGTATTTGATCTTACTATCACTGATGATGCTGTACGAAATGAGCAGTTTGTAACTGTTAAGATCAATGCTCCTCAAGGCGGCAGTGGTGCTTTTAGAATCAATACTTCTACTTCTAACAACCTCAACAAAATTCTCTGGAATGGTTTCTCCTCAGGTTTCGCTTTTGTACAAGGTTACTTTAACCCAGACGGAACCAATGATCACTACCTAGTTCTTAAAGGTCTGGATGGTGATATTGTTAGATATGATAAAAACTCTGCTACTACATTCTCTCAACCAGTTTTAGATGCTGATAACGATCCTGTATTGGATGGTAACGGTAATCAAGTTCTAATCTATGCTACTCTACAAGCAAAACCAAACAGTGTTGGTTCACCTAATGATACCCTGAGTAAGTCTGACAGAAAGGACTTCCTCTACAGCGATAAGAACTCCAATGTTCTTACTATGACTCCTGGTGATGTTATCACTGACGATGATGGTAATGACTACGAAATTGCTTCTGTTGTGGATGCTGGTCAGGTCGAAGATACCTTCTACATCTTCGACATTGAAGAGATCAAGCGTCGTATTCCTAACCAGCAAGAAGGTATCTACTACCTAACTTGTATTAAGGGTAACATCTCTCCATTCCCAACTGGTCCTGGAGTTGGTACTAACTTCCGTGGATTCAGGTTCTCCCAACCTATCGGTCAACTATATCCACTGGATTATAAGAACGATCCCCTCTGGTTCCAGATTCGTCCTGATAACACTAGAGACAATACGATTCTTGATACTGATCCAACTGTTTGTGCTGCTGATAACTTTGTTCATGGTCTGGTCACTACTAACGACTTCAAAAACAGTGAGACTAAAGAAGTTGTTCTTGACTTCATCGAGAACCCTGCTTTAAACAGATATGAGTATACTACTAATGCTATTGAAGCACAAAGTGGTAACGCTGCTTCTGGTTCTGAAGATCGTTTGATTCCTATCTCTGGTGATTCTGTATATCCTACAGAGAACAAACTATATGTCGAACTACGTCGTCCTTCTATTGCTAGATCTGGTAACCACACGTTTGAGTATCTTGGATTCGGTCCTGGTAACTACTCAACTGGTTTCCCACTTCGTCAGGAAGTTGTTCTATCTGACATTCAAGACTTCTATGCTCAGGCAAAACGTGAAGACGGCGGTATTGTCTTCTATACGGGTCTAAACTCTAACGGTGACCTCTATATAGGTAATCGTAAGATCAACGCTATTACAGGCGAAGAGACCTTCCTTGAGAAAGCAGAACTACTATCGTCTGACGATGATGGTGGCGACATCGGTGGACTAGTTACAACGTTTGAACTGCCTGTTGCTTTTGAGCAAGAGATTACGGTTGACGGTAATGCTCTATTCAACAATCCAGTAACGATTAACGTTGATGACAATGAACCAAATGCTTTCACTGTTATTTCTAACGTTGATTCTAACTCTGGTGGTGATCAAACTCTAGACTCTGCTTCTTGGAACAGAAGTACAATTGCTTCTGAAGGCAATGTAGTTATTCACCAGAACCAGATCTTCTCTGCTATCTACAGACTTAACCCACGTGGTAGTTCACTACTATCTGGTCAAGACTATAGCATCAGAACTCATGTTGATCAGAACAATGGTAATACGCCAACTAATAAAACACCTAACCAGACCAATTCTGATCTTGGAATGGAGGTTAAGTATGGTACGTTAGCAACTTCTGCTGGTCCTACTGCTGGTGATATCCTACTTAAGGGTGAAGAAATCGGTAGAACTGGTTCACTCGGATGGATCTACGCTAACTTCTATCAGTCATTTGAAGCTAATATTGATTCTACCACTGCTATTGGTGATGGTAATATACCAGCAGTTGCTGGACCTAAAGTCAGATTTAACATGACTAATGGTGAATCTCCTTCTGCTAATGGTATTGAAGTTGGTAGCATTGTTAAGATTGCTGGTTTAACTGGTAGATTTATTAATGTCAACGGTATTAGATCGGTTGAATCTGTACTAGGAGACTCCTTCGTTGTTAGTGCTCCTGTCGTAATCGACATGAGTGCCGTTGATGATCCTACTACGTTACCAGTTGCTGCTGTTATTTCTGTATCACAGAGTAAGTGGACTGAAACTTCGCTAATTGGTTCGGAGACATTAAGAACTGATACTACCAATAATGGTGATTACAAATTAGGTATTAATACTCTAGCAAGATCTGCTCATAGTGACTTTGCTAAAGCATTTAGTTCTTCTGCTGTTAATCCAAGAGCAAACTTAGATGTTGTTGGTACAGTATACATTAGTGGTAAGACTCTTGCTCCTAATGGTTATGATAATTTCCCACTACTTGCCAATAGATCGTTTGCTGAACAGAATAATGCTCTACTAATTGGTGGTGATTCAACACAACCTAATCTGGGAGCAACATTTAGAGTTGCTACAACAAATGGTTTACAAGGTAACCATTCTGGACAGTCACAAGGAAATGCCAGAACCGTTTCTGGCGGCAGAGTTGGTATTAACGTCACTGACGGCGATACAAACCATACACTAACTGTTGTTGGTGACATGAGACTAACAGAGAATGCTCTGTTTGAAGAGAACTTACAAATTAATGGCGGATCTCTATCTACACTGTCAACATCTTTCAGTTTGCTTGACGGTGGTGCTACTACTGTATACTTTGCTTCGGAAGCAAAAAATCTCTTTATTGGCAACTCTGTTTCTGGTAATGATACTACAGAAGCTTCACCTCAGGTCATTAATATCTCACCAACCGCTGCTAATCAACAAGTTAACATCGGTACATTTACTGATGAAGGCATCTTTAAGGTTCATAGTGGTGGTAAGAAATCTTCTATTGCTCTAGGTACTTCTAGTTTAGTAGAAACTGATGCTGAATCTGTTGTACGTGTTGGTGGTGCTTATGCCAAGATATCTAACTCTCTAGTTAATGGTTCAGTTGTCAAACTACAAACTAGATTTACTCAAGTTGATGGTGATCTAGACATCGGCACAGCACTAGTAACTGGTACTGGTATTGCTACTCTAAGTTCACCTGCTCAAAGAGTTAACCTATTCACTACTAATGTATCCAAACTATACATTGGTAGTGCTGCTTCAAGAACCTTTATTGGTGCTCAGGGTGGATTTACTCAGATTAATAACAGTCTAGTTGTTAAGTCTTCTGCTACTCTTGAGGGTGATGTAACACTCTCTGGTGGTCTCAACTCTGGTGAGTTTGAAGTACGTAGAGGTTCGTTCGATACTGACGCCGTAGCACATACCCAAGGTGATAGTGATAATGCTAACATTGACCTCTTTACTAAGAGTGTCATTGCTCAGTTTATTGACAAAGATTCTAGTTTCTTTGGTGGAACTGCCGATGCTGTTGGTGGAACTGCTCCTATCGATGACTATTACCTACCATTCTCTACTCCTGCTAACACCACAATCTTTGAAAATGGTGCCTTCTTACTGATTGATCGTTCTAGACTAGCAATCTTCGATCCAACAGCATTCACTGCTAACGTTGCTGCTAACTCTAGCACAATTACTAGTGTGACCAATGCTACTAGTTTCGATGTTACTAATACTTGGGCGAGAATTGATGTAGATCAAGATGCTACCTTTGCTGATGGTACTAAGTACGCTCAGATCACTGCTATTAGTGGTACTACCTTCACTCTAAGCAAGGCATTTGCTTCTGGTATATCTTCTGGACAGGTCAAGTTTACTGGTGGTGACTCCACTCAAGGCACTGCCCCAGTTGGTGAACAGTACAGTGAACTTGTACAGATTCGTGAACTTACTAACCTGAGCAACATCACTAACGACTCTCTTAAGGTTAAAGTCAAGAGAGCAATGAACCAGCGTAATACCAATGACGGTAGCATGATTGCTGGAACCCCTGTTGATCTTCCTAGTGCTGCTGACCCTTCTTCTTACAAATATCTAAGAACTGATCACCCAGATAACGTCGAACTAATCAGATATGATTTAGCAGAAAATGTTAGTTTCGTTGATGAAGTTAATGGCCTTAACAATACTGCTAGCGGTACACTACAAGATGTCAATACTGGAGACTTCTCTGGTTCTGTTGGTGCTGGCGACATTCTACGCTTCACTGACACTGAACTAGCAATCATCACTGATATCAATACAACTTCTCCACAGAGATTTGTTGTTACTGATGGTTCTGATAACAACCCAGTTGAACAGTTCTCTATTGATTCTACCAATGGTGAAACTAACATCTTGGGTGATTTAACTATCAACGCCAACTTTACTCTTGCTGGATCTACAACTGCTGGATCTCAGACACTTCAAATTACCACTGGTGGTTCTAATCCTGTTACTACATTCAGTGTTGATTCCGCTACTGGAGAAACATGCCTGAAGGGTGACTTTGGCGCTAGTGGTCCTAATTGTGACAGATTGACTGTTAATGCTGAAACTGGTCTCACTACTGTAAGTGTTGGTGACTTCTTAGTTGGTAGTACTACCGATCAAAAACTCATTCTTCAGAACAGCACAGGTAACCTAACAATTGCTGGTCACTTAACTGTTGAGGGAACTACTGAGAGTAGGATCTCTGGTCCTGTACAAATTGACGGCGGTAACTTCCAACTCAATAAGATCGATCAGTCACCTGATTGGACTTCTGGTGGTGCTGTTGAAGATGAAGATACTATTCATTACAGTGGTAACATTTATACTGTTGTTGGCAACGGAAACTTAGGTACTACTCCTCCAACACATACAAATGGCACTCTTGCCAATGGTGGCGTAACTCTCACATTCCTTAAGACTAAGCAACCAGAAGAACTCTTCGAGATTGAAGTTGATGGTTCTATGAACTTCGCTGGTCAGGAAGGATTCTTCACACCAGGTGGTGCTAGAAAGTGGGAGTTTGTCGGTGCTGGAGAAGAGGAATTTGATCTGATATCTAATGTTAACTACTTTGTTTCTCCTTCTTCTGATACAACTCTTAAACTACCAGAAACCCCAGTCACGGGCGACTGTATCAGAATTGTTGATGTTGGTGGTAATCTAACTTACAACGTTTCACTACGAGTAAGAGCTAAAGATAATATCGCTGTTCAAGGTGATAATACAAACGGCAATACTCCTGACCTAAGTAGTATTAACTACGACGGTGGTGAACTTGTCGTTCAGACTCCACATGCTGGATTTGGTCTGATATACCTAGGTAGTACAAACTTTGATGGAACCACTACTGGTGCTCCGTCAACAACACAAGGTTGGTGGTTGGTAGAAATCTAATGGCAGGATACAACGTAGTTAAGACACAAAAAGGACTCCCTATTGGTTCACTACAACCATGGGGAGGAAATCTTTCTGAGATTCCAAATGGGTGGTTGTTATGTAATGGTGCTGAAATTGAGGCAGAAGACTATCCACTATTAGCACGTATTTTACGTGACACCTATGGTGGTACTGCTTTTGGTGGCAATTTTCCTAATTATACAGGTACATTTAGGTTACCACAAACAAATAACAAAGCATTAGCAGATATTTCCACTGCTTACTTTGGTGTGTATAATTCAACTACTGGTCAAATTCCATCATCAATTGATAATCCAGATGCTTTAAACGTTATAGAAGATTTCCTCGGAGATTCTGTGGCTGGATTTGAACCTGGCGATCTTGGTCCACCTAATGTTACAAATGCTAAGACGGATTTAAACTTTACATACACACCTGATCCAGCTGGAACTATTGTTAGTATTATTACTTCGGGTACAGCACCAACTGTAGCAACTACAAAACAATATAAGAATGTAACAGCAACTAACGGAACAAATGCTGATAGTGGAGCAAGTGTTAGTGGATCTGGCGCTCAATTTACTATTGTCATTAATACTGATAATACATATGACCTTATTCCTAAAGTAAAAGGAGCTGGATATGAAATTGGTGATCAACTGACTATTCCTGGAACCACATTTGCTACTGATGGTGGTGTTTCTACTGCCAATGATATTGCTATTACTATTACTAAGGTTGGTAACTCGTATTTTGAAGGTACGATTACAGGTCAGTCTCTTATTGATGGATTCTCTATTAAAGAAGTTTTTGTTATTCCTAGAAAACTAGGAAGAGAGCATTTTCCACAGCACTTCCATGAAGGTACATACAAAACAACTAACAGTGGCGATGCTGGTGAAAATCCTGGTAGGGGTGCTTGTGTGTTTGCTACACCCGAAGTTAACTTTACGGAATTTTATAACAGAAAAGATCCATGTCCATCTGGATACTTTGCTCCGTTTGGACCTTATTGTCCACTTCCAACGTCGCTTGATTGTGCTGGTAGTGCTGAAGTTGAAACTGGATTTTGGATTGGCAACTCTCCTACAGATAACATTACATCCTTGAATAACTCACCATTTACTACTGGTGCTGGTAGATATACAATTGCCTCTGTTGGTGGTACATTACCTGTTGCTGAACACATACCATATGGTACTGGTAATACAGGCCATGGAATTGGTAAGTCGTGGTTTACTGGTTCTGGTGCTCATTGGAACTTACGTCATACATCGGCTTCATCAGCTGATGGTGATGCTAACATGACTGGACTGAAGAATACGGGAAGATTTGCTCCAAACTATAGAATTCCATTCTCAGATAACTCTCAAACAATTAAATCTCCAAACTTTGACCCTGGTACTGGTGGATCAGATAATAGTCATGGAATTACAAAAACACTGTTCAATCACGCTGGTATCTCATTCTTGAATGATACCTTGACTGGTGGTGGTATTCAAGACGTTGTTGAATCTCACGACCATGATGGATCATTTAACATTGTTTATGATGGTTCTAATATGGATGTTGTAGAACAACTACAAGTCCTGGCTCAACCTAATGTAACTCCAAATTCTATTGATGGAGCACTACAGATTACATTTACCACAAGAGTGGCTTCTGTTACTATTACCAACTTAATTAGAGCATACTAATGCCAGTATTTTACACTAACGAAAGAGCAAGATATGGTGGTGTTACGGGCACTATTATACCTTTTCCTGTTAAAATGTCAGCTGTTAATGTTCCCGATCAAGGAAACTTTAAGACTTTACTTCCTGCTGGTTTTTTGAGGTGTGATGGTTCAATTCTTGCTGCTGTTGAATATCCAGTTTTAGCACAGATATTAGGAACAGGTCAAAACTCAAAATTTAGAAGACCAGAACAAGAATTAACTAATAACCAGTTTATATTGCCTGATATTGGATCTAAATATATTCAAGGTGGTAATGCTTCTGGTACTTATCTAAATGATCGAGTAACGAATGAGGATTCAACTAAACCGTATAGAGTTGGATCTGAAGTTAATGTCGTATCTCTAATTGGTAATAAGACTACACTGACATATAGTGGAGAGTTTGAAATTATTGCTCCTGGTAATATTGAATTTATTGGCAATCCAGCCTTTGGTACTACTACAAGTGATAGTAGAACGTTGAAGGCATTTCTGTCAGAACAGAACTTCCAATCACATGGACACGATTCTGATGTTGGAGTCTTTAACTATCTCGGAAATTGGGCAGATTCTATTTTTACTGGCGAGACAACAGGTGCCTCTCAAGGTGGCAATGATGGACAGAATGAAGGTTCTAATGAACCACTTACTATTCAATCTCCAACTGGAGCATCTGCTGTTGTATCTCATGGACACCTAATTGATTTCCCCTCATCTACTACTGTTTCACTAAATAATGATTTAAAATATTCTTTTGTAAATACTAATGTTGATGCTTTTGGATTGGAATCAGAAGTAACTCTAACTACCAATGATCTTGTAAAATTAGATGAAGCTACACCTCCATTTATTTTAGTCGAATACCTCATCAAGATTTAAAATGCCATCAGTAAGTAGGTCATCACAAGGAAGTCAATCCTTCAACATTCCTAACAACGGATATAATATTCAAGCAACTGTTCGTGGTGGTAGAGGTGGCCGTGGCGGTAGAGACGCTGAAGCAGACGGTGGCAGCGGTGGCACTACTACTACACAAACATTTCAATTTAAATCTAATCGAGAATTTAAGGCTAGAAGTTTTACCATCTCAGTTGGTGGTCCTGGTGATGCTGGTGAAGATAACCAACCCAATGCCCAAGGTGGTAGTGGTGGTGGCGGACTTGCTAGCGGTGGCCGCGGCGGTAACGCTGGTGATCCTCCCTATTCAGGTGGTGGAGGCGGTGGAGGCGGC